AATAAAAAATACTTAGCACGCGAAGATAACCCGCTAACCCGCATAACCCGCACTGTTTTGTATATATATATACGAAAAATTGCATTCAGGAGGGGGGATCGAAATTTCTACTGCCTCTTATCTCTTTGAGTGCTCACCTCGTCAAATTGTTACACACAAGAAATAAAAAATGCTTCGCGATGGTAGGTCGAATCACTGTATCAAAAAACGGTGTGTATCAGCATTAAAACAATACAGATACGTGTATTGCGCTGTGTATTGCTTGATGATTTATAAAGACTGTTTTTTCATGTTAAATGATTGATATACAGTTGATTTTAAAAAACTTGAAATATTCTCACGAAGCACATGAATGTATGGGTCACTGCCGAATCTGCCTGGATGGACATGATTAAGTGGGAGAAGTGCGAATACATTGCTCCACAGCATGAGCTGAAAACCTATCCCATGTGGGTCGGCGTCGACCTTGCTCATAAGATTGATATCTGTGCGGCGGCAAAACTCTGGCGAACGGATAACGGGCATGTTCATGCCGATTTTAAATTCTGGCTTCCGGAAGGACGGCTGGAACGATGCTCACGGCAGCAGGCAGAACTTTACCGGAAATGGGCGGAGATGGATAAACTCATCCTGACGGATGGTGATGTTATCGATCATACTCAGATAAAAAGTGACCTGCTGGAATGGATTGGCGGTGAAAACCTGAGGGAACTGGGATTTGACCCGTGGAGCGCAATGCAGTTCAGTCTGGCGCTGGCTGAAGAAGGTATACCGCTGGTGGAAGTTCCGCAGACGGTCCGCAATCTGTCAGAGGCCATGAAGGAAACGGAATCACTGGTCTATGCCGGGCGTTTTCACCACAGCAATCACCCGGTCATGAACTGGATGATGTCTAACGTTACGGTAAAACCGGACAAAAACGACAATATCTTCCCGAACAAATCCACGCCGGAAGCCAAAATCGACGGTCCTGTTGCGATGTTTACAGCAATGAGCCGGATGCTGGTCAATGGCGGTGAACCGGAGCCGGATCTGTCTGAGCATCTGGTCAGCGTTGGTATCCGCTCGCTTTAACCGAGGTCATTATGTTTCTGATAATTCTCACGCCACTGGTGGGCGTGCTGGGGGCGCTTTTGCTGGCGTATGGCGCCTGGCTGATTTATCCCCCGGCTGGTTTTGTTGTTGCCGGGGCGCTGTGTCTGTGCTGGTCGTGGCTGGTTGCGCGTTATCTCGATCGCGGTCACCGGGTCGCCTCCGGAGGTGAGTAATGTTTTTCCAGGGGCTTTTTCAACGCAAAAATAACACCCCCGTCACAACGCCCGGGATGCTTGCGGAAGAGCTGGGGTTGTCATACGACACCTATACCGGAAAGCGGATCAGCAGCCAGCGGGCCATGCGGCTGACGGCGGTGTATTCCTGCGTCAGGGTGCTGGCTGAGTCTGTTGGTATGCTGCCCTGCAGTCTCTACAAAATCAGCGGCACCCTTAAAACACGGGCGGTGGATGAACGGCTGCATAAGCTGATTTCGGCAAAACCCAATGACTACATGACGCCGCAGGAATTCTGGGAACTGGTTATCGTCTGCCTGTGTCTGCGGGGTAATTTTTACGCCTACAAGGTAAAGGCTCTGGGGGAAGTTGTGGAGCTTCTTCCGATAGATCCGGGCTGTGTGGAACCGAAGCTGAACAGCCAGTGGCAGCCGGTTTATCAGGTGACGTTTCCGGATGGCTCCGTGGATGTGCTGACCCAGAATGAAATCTGGCATGTGCGCACTCTGACGCTGGACGGACTGGTCGGGCTGAATCCCATTGCGTATGCGCGTGAGGCCATTTCACTGGCAGCGGCAACTGAGGAGCACGGCGCCAGGTTGTTTGGTAACGGTGCAGTGACATCCGGTGTGTTGCGTACGGAACAAAAGCTCACGCCGGATGCTTATGAGCGCATGAAGAGGGATTTTGAGGAGCGGCATCTTGGGCTGGGTAATGCGCACCGTCCGATGATTCTGGAAATGGGGCTGGACTGGAAGCCGGTGGCACTGAATGCCGAGGACAGCCAGTTCCTGGAAACCCGCAAGTTTCAGCTGGAAGAAATCTGTCGCCTGTTCCGCGTGCCACTGCATATGGTGCAGAACACCGATCGCGCCACCTTCAACAATATTGAAGAGCTGGGGCTTGGCTTCATTAACTATTCCCTTGTGCCGTATCTGACCCGTATTGAACAGCGGATCAATACAGGGCTGGTCAGGGAGAGCAAACAGGGGAAGTTTTACGCCAAATTTAATGCCGGAGCATTGTTGCGTGGCGACATGAAATCCCGCTTTGAAGCGTATGCCACGGGGATCAACTGGGGGATTTATTCCCCTAATGACTGCCGTGATCTGGAGGATATGAATCCCCGACCGGGTGGTGATGTGTATCTGACACCGATGAACATGACCACCAGTCCCTCTGCTGGCGATGACAACGGTAAGAAAAAGGAGAGTGGAGATGCAGACAAAACAGCGTCTTGATATACCGCTGAACCTGAAATCCGTCAGTGATTCCGGGGAATTTGAAGGTTACGGCTCTGTTTTTGGTGTTAAGGACAGCCACGATGATGTGGTGGTCCCCGGAGCCTTTACCACAACACTCCAGAAATGGAGCGAAAAAAAGGCGCTGCCTGCGTTGCTCTGGCAGCACCGCATGGATGAGCCCATCGGTGTGTACACCGAAATGAAAGAAGATGATGTCGGGCTTTATGTCAGGGGGCGATTACTCGTTGATGATGATCCCCTGGCAAAACGTGCACATGCCCATATGAAGGCCGGTTCTTTAACCGGCCTTTCTATTGGCTACATTCTGAAAGACTGGGAGTACGATCGGGAAAAAGGGGTATTCCTGCTGAAAGAGATCGACCTGTGGGAGGTCAGTCTGGTGACGTTTCCTTCCAATGATGAAGCACGCATCAGCGATGTGAAAAATGCGCTGGCGCGTGGGGAGATCCCTGATCAGAAAATTATTGAGCGGGTCCTGCGCGATGTTGGACTCTCGCGAACCCAGGCCAAAGCATTCATGGCCGGGGGATATGGCGCTTTATCCCTGCGTGATGCTGAGGATGTGGATGCCGCACTGAATGCACTGAAAAATCTTAAATTTTAACCAGGAGAAAAATAATGGCTGATGTTAAAGATGTGGAACAGGTCGCGCAGGAGTTGCAGCGGAAGTTTGACGATTTTAAGGAAAAAAACGACAAACGTATCGACGCGATCGAGCAGGAAAAGGGAAAACTTGCTGGTGAAGTGGAAACCCTCAACGGAAAACTGGCTGAACTGGAAAATCTGAAAAGCGATCTTGAAGCTGAACTGGCTGAAGTCAAGCGTCCGGCAGGCGGCACGCAAAATAAAGTTGCCGGTGAACATAAAGAAGCGTTTATCGGATTTATGCGCAAGGGGCGTGAAGACGGCCTGCGTGAGCTTGAGCGTAAGGCGATGCAGGTGGGCAATGATGAAGATGGTGGTTATGCCATTCCGGAAGAACTGGACCGCACCATTCTGACGTTGCTGAAAGATGAGGTGGTGATGCGCCAGGAAGCCACTGTGATCACCCTCGGTGGCTCGGATTATAAAAAACTGGTGAATCTGGGCGGCACAACGTCCGGATGGGTGGGGGAAACGGATGCTCGTCCGGAAACCGCCACATCAAAACTGGGTCTGATTGAACCCTTTATGGGGGAAATCTACGGCAACCCGCAGGCCACCCAGAAAATGCTCGATGACGCTTTCTTCAATGTGGAAGACTGGATCAACAGTGAGCTGGCGCTGGAATTTGCCGAACAGGAAGAAATTGCCTTTACCAGTGGCGACGGCAGCAAAAAACCAAAAGGTTTTCTGGCTTACGAGTCCACCGATGAAGATGACAAGACCCGTGCGTTTGGCAAACTTCAGCACATTGCTTCCGGTGCGGCTTCCGGCGTGACTGCCGATGCGATCATTAAACTGATTTACACCCTGCGCAAGGCGCACCGTAGCGGCGCGAAGTTTATGATGAACAACAGCAGCCTGTTTGCCATTCGTCTGCTGAAGGATAACGACGGAAATTATCTGTGGCGCCCGGGTATTGAGCTGGGGCAGCCTTCTTCTCTGGCAGGGTATGGCATCGTTGAAAATGAGCAGATGCCGGATATTGCCGCCGATGCAAAAGCCATTGCGTTTGGTAACTTCAAACGCGGCTATACCATCGTTGATCGCATCGGTACCCGTATCCTGCGTGACCCGTACACCAACAAACCGTTTGTGGGCTTTTATACCACCAAACGAACCGGCGGTATGCTGGTGGATTCTCAGGCGATTAAGCTGATGAAAATTGGGGCTGCAACCCGCCAGAAAGCCGCAGCGTAATGCGGTTTTTATGCCCGCACAGTGTTGCGGGCAGGAGTTTCTGATGGCAACAATAGTGGAAAAACTCAGGGCGCAGTGCCGTATTGATACAGATGATGCAACTGATGATGAGTTACTGATGCTGTATTTCCGGGCTGCCTGCCGCAAGGCAGAAAATTTTATCAACCGTAAGCTTTATGAGGAGACGGTGCCGGAGGGGGATCCAGAAGGGGTGCTTATAGCTGATGATGTTTTGCTGGCGCTTATGTTGCTGGTCGGGCACTGGTACGAAAACCGGGAAAATTCCTCAGATGTCAGCAAGGCACCAATCCCGTTTGGTTTTTCTTCTCTGCTGGAGCCTTATCGTTTTATTCCTTTGTAGGAGGAACCATGCAGGCGGGCAGATTACGTGATCGCGTAACTATTCTGAATGTCACCACCGTCCGTTCTCCGTCAGGGCATTCGGTGGAGACAATGACGGAGGGGGCAACCGTATGGGCAGAAGTTAAGGGGATCAGTGGGAGGGAGAGAATATCAGGAGGCGCAGAAACCGCTCAGGCCACGGTGAGAGTCTGGATGAGATTACGGCGCGATGTGACGGCAGCTTCATGTCTGAAAGTGCTGACCGGTGCATTTAAAGGAGCCATTCTGAGTATAGACGGTCCACCGATACCGGATGCACGCGCTACCCGGCTTGAAATACTCTGCAGCCTGAAGGGGAATGTGTGATGGATTTCAGTCTTGATTTTTCCGGCCTGGCGGATATTGCACGGGATCTGGAGACGCTCAGCAGGGCAGAAAACAATAAGGTTCTGCGCGATGCCACCCGTGCCGGTGCTGAAGTTATGCGGGATGCAGTTGTTGAACGTGCACCGGAGCGAACCGGGAAACTGAAGAAAAATGTGGTTGTTCTCACGCAGCGTTCAAAGCGTCGGGGGGAAATTATCTCGGGTGTCCACATTCGCGGACGGAACCTGCGAACCGGAAACAGTGATAACAGCATGAAAGCCAGCGATCCCCGAAATGCGTTTTACTGGCGCTTTGTGGAGCTGGGAACGATAAACATGCCCGCGCATCCATTCATTCGCCCGGCTTTCGATACGACAGAGGAGCTGGCGGCGCAGGTTGCCATACAGCGAATGAATCAGGCTATTGATGAGGTCTTAAGTAAATGAGGGAGGCCACACTGTATTCCCTGCTGTCTCAGCTGGCCGGAGGACAGGTTTATCCTTATGTGGTCCCGCTGACGGAGGGAAAGCCTGCGGTATCTCCGCCGTGGCTGGTGTTTTCTGTGGTGTCTGACACGGCATCTGATGTGCTTGATGGTCAGGCTGAATCCAGAATTGCCGTGCAGATCGATGTCTGGGCGACAGTACCTGATGACGCAGATGATATTCGTGAGCAGGCGCTTGATGCGGTAAGGCAACTGGCACCCTCCGTTATTTCTAAAACGCAGGGTTATGATCCTGACTCCCGTCTGAGCAGAGCCACGCTTGAATTTCAGGTAATAGCCTGAGGTCGTTAATGATTTTACCCACCCGCCGCTGGCGGGTTTTTTATTTTCAGGAGACGAGTATGTCCTCTAATTTTGAGCGTTCGCAACTGACGAAAATTATGATTTCGTCTGCACCGGTAACAGCAGAAACCCTGGATTCTGCCAGCTTTCTTGGGCTGAGCTGTACAATCAAAGAAGTGCAGTTTACCGCTGGACAAAAGCAGGATATTGATGTCACTACGCTGTGTTCTGTTGAGCAGGAAAATATTAACGGTCTTGGGGCTGCTTCAGAGATTTCCATGTCAGGAAACTTTTATCTCAACGCTGCCCAGAACGCGTTGCGCAGTGCCTATGACAATGACACCACGTATGGCTTTAAAGTTATTTTTCCGTCAGGCAACGGATTTACCTTTATGGCAGAGGTGCGTCAGCATACCTGGTCTGCAGGAACCAATGGTGTTGTGGCTGCAACGTTTTCCCTGCGTCTGAAAGGTAAACCTGTGCTGACGACAGAGCCGCTGAAAGTGAAGGTCGATTTAAACAGCACGCTGCAGGTTTCTGCCGGAGCGAAACTCGAAATGGTGGTTGAGGCTGCGGGTGGTGTGCCGCCTTATTCTTATGCCTGGAAAAAAGGTGGTTCTCCTGTTTCCGGACAGACAGCGGCAACGTTCAGCAAGGCATCAGCAGTATCCGGTGATGCGGGTGCGTATACCTGCGAGATTTCTGATTCTGCAAGCCCGGTTAACAAGGTGACCTCCACTTCCTGCACTGTAACCGTCAGTTAATGAGGATGGGTGTGATGACTAAAAATATCCGTAATCTGGCACTGGCAACGATGTCGGGGTTTCGCCATAAAAC